CAAATCCAAACGGATATGGCGGTTGACGCTGCTGCTACCACTATGGCTCAAAAACTTGGTGGTGCTTTAGGTGGTGTTACGGCAGGCTTTGAGTTAACTCAAGGTGTAATGGGCGCATTTGGTGCAGAATCAGAGCAAGTAGAAAAGGCTTTGCTTAAAGTTCAAGCCGCAATGGCTATTGCTCAAGGCGTTCAAGGCGTGCGAGAGGCTATTCCTGCTTTTATGGCTTTGCGTACTGCTGCTATGACCACTTTTGCAGGTATGACTACTGCGTCTAAGATATTTATGACTGCAGGTATTGGTGTTTTAATAACTGGTATTGGTTTATTAGTTTCAAATTTCGACAAGATAGCCAATGTATTTACAGGTGAAATTGAACGCAATGCAAGATACACTAAAGCTCTAAACAAAAGCGCTAAGGCAATTAAAGATAATGCTCAAGAATTAGAGGACAGGTCAAGCGCACTACAAAGAAACCAAAGCTACGAACTTGCGATGGCAGAAGCTCAAGGAGCTACAACTGCTGAACTACGTAAAATGAAATTAGCGCAAGCAGAGGAACGAATAGAACTCGAAAAGGATTCCGTAGCCCGTGCTGAAAACATATATTGGTTAGCTAAACATAGATACCAAAAATTAGTTAACGCTGATGCAGATGAGGACATCATTAAGAAAGCGAGAGAAAACGCAGTTGAGGCACGTGAGGTTTTAACTAAGGAACGTGAAGATTTAAAAGCTGCCTTAATTGACAAGAAAGAAATTATTAGAGCCAATAATGTTGAGGCGATTAAAGAACGCAAAGCAGATTCGGATAATCTTAAAGATAAAGCCAAAGAAGATTTAGAGACAATCAAGGATAACCTGAAAGATGCACGTGATGTTCAGTTAAGTGAATATGCTAAGCAAAAGAAGGATATTGAAGAAAAGTATGATGCGCAAATTGCTCTTGCTAAGAAGTATCACAAATCAACTGTAGACCTTGAGAAAGCTAAGAACAAAGAACTTGCAGACTTAGAAGCAACGCAAGTAGATTTAACACGTGGTGGAGAGGACAAGAAACTTGAGGCACGTATTAAAACTATTAAAAAGACTGAGCAATTTCAAGAAATTGAAAAGAAAGGTTTAGTAGGTGTTGCTGAAGTTAGGCAACAAACATACGAAATAGAGAAATCTATTGATGATAAGAAAAAGAAAGCGCAAGAAGATGCTTTAACCGCTACTGCAAGCACACTTGGACAAATTGCAGACTTATTTGGAAAGCAAACGGCAGCAGGTAAGGCAGCGGCAATTGCAGAGGCTACTATTCAAACATTCTTGTCTGCTCAAAAAGCATATAGTTCAACTGTAGGAGTGCCAGTTGTAGGCCCTGTACTTGCACCTATCAACGCAGGTTTAGCCATTGCTGCAGGTATTAAAAATATCCAAGCTATTACGGCGGTACAAACTCCCGATGGTGGTGGTGGTGGAAGTAGTAGCGTTAGCAATTCATTTGCATCCGCAACTCCTCAAGCGCCAAATTTTAATGTTGTAGGTAACTCAGGGGTTAATCAGTTAGCACAAATCCAACAACAACCTATCCAAGCGTATGTTGTAAGTGGTGAGGTAACATCTGCTCAGGCACTTGACCGCAACCGAATTAAAAACGCAACATTGTGACACATTTCAACTTTTTGAATTATGAATGTATTAGAGCTAATCATTGACGAAAAAGACTTTCAAAGCGGTATCAATGCCGTTTCAGTAGTGGAAAGTCCTGCCATAGAAGAAAACTTTGTAGCGTTAGCAAAACACGAAGTAGAACTCAAAGAAATTGACACCGAGAAACGTATCCTAATGGGTGCTGCTCTTATCCCTAACAAGAAGATTTACCGCAGAAACAAAGAGGAGGAGTTCTATATCTACTTTTCCGAGGACACAGTGCGTAAAGCTATGGAGTTATTCTTTAAGAAAGGCAATCAAAACAACGCTACCTACGAACACAAAGACGCTATCAAAGGAATGAGCGTAGTAGAATCGTGGCTAATTGAAGACGAAAAGATGGACAAAAGCCAGTTATACGGATTCAACCTACCGAAAGGAACTTGGATGATTTCTATGAAGGTGGACAACGATGAGGTTTGGCAAGATGTTAAGGAAGGTAAGGTAAAGGGATTCTCAATTGAGGGATACTTTGCTGACAAGATGCCTGATTCACCTCGTGAGGAGCAAGAAAAACACGCAATTATCGAACAACTTAAAGACTTACTAAAATAAAAACGATGAACAATATCCTAAACAAAATTGCTCAAATGGAGCGCAATGCAGCAGAGATTAAAGGTGTACAACTCGCTAAACACGAAGTAGAGTTAAGTATTGCAGATGATTCAAAACAATTAATCAATAAGTATTATGGTTTGACTGATACAATTAATTCTAAATATTCTGCTATTAGTAAAGAGATTAGAACGCTAACTGATAAAATAGATGAAGCGGTTAAATTGTCAGATGAAATGCCAAAAGTAATTAATAAATATGAGCAGCTTGCTAAAGAAATAGGTGTTAATGTGGATAATATTCAAGAACTAAAAGATATGAAACTGGCTATAAAAGATGTAAATCAATATAAATCATTATCTACTAAATTAAAAGCATTATAATATGAAATTCAAAACACCAAGTAAAGCAAGTCCTCGTCAAGGTTCAAGACGTGGTTGCCTATGCGCAGACGGAAAATACTCAACCAAGTGTTGTGACGGAAGTTTAGAGGCTCAAGGCATCGGAAAGACGGAAGGAACAGGAGACACCGTTACAAGAACTGAAGTAAGCGGAGTGAGAACTATCGTACGTCAAAACGGATAGTTATAGCTTTTCTAATTCGTCTTTTACTTGTTTCCAATACTGATGCCTGAATCCGTGTACGCTTGGACTTATTTCTTCAGTTAGTTCTTTGATGATTATATCAATTGCATTTAATGCGCAATTTTTAGCGTGAAGTATATAAATCGGTAATTCTTCTTGAGTTACCTCTAATAATTCTGATGCTATTTCGTAACACATTGATAAATGTATTTCGCGTGCTTTTTCTTCAGGTGTCATAGCGTAATTTTTAACAAACATAAAAATAAAAACGCAACAACACAAACCTAAAACGTTATTATAGTATGAACACACAAAAATCTATCTACAGAAAATTGTTTAAAGAAGAAGTGACGGAACTTTCTTCTCATCAAGTTGAATTAGCGAGCGCAACTGATTTGCCTAAATTATACGGCAACGCAACATCTATGGCAAACGACTTATTAGGTGATACTGCTCGTAGAGTTGATGCATTAAAATTGGTTCTTAAAAAGAAAGAAGCTGACGGAATTAAACTTATTGCAGATTTAGACGGAGCGATGATTGATTTTGCTAAAAAAGCTAAAGATTTAGGAATTGACCCAAAAACTGCTCCGCTTTATGTTGATTCAAAAAAAGAATTAGACGATTTATATAAAGGAGTTAAACTTGTACAAACACTCCTTAATGGTTTAAATAAATAAAAACAAATGAACGAAAAATCAATCTTAAACAAAGTCCGCACACTTCTTGGAATGGAAGTGAAGTTGGAAACTATGCGCCTTACTGATGGTGTATCTATGCTTGAAGCAGAAGTATTCGAAGCAGGACAACCTGTGTTTATCCTAACTGAAGACGAACAACGTATCGCACTTCCTGTAGGTGACTATGAGTTAGAAGATGGTCGCATCTTGGTAGTTATCGAAGAAGGTGTTATCGCTGACATCCGTGAAGCTGCTGAAGCAGAAGTTGAAGTAGAAGTTGAAGCTCCTGAAGCTGAAATGCCTGCTGAAGAAGAAATGGCACAAGAGCCTGCTGCACCTACTGCAAAGAAAATCATCGAATCAGTAACTAAGGAATCTTTCTTTAGCGAAATCGAAGCCCTTAAAAAAGAAAACGAAGAGTTAAAAGCACAAATCGCTTTGTCAAAAACTGAAGTTGCAGAAGAAGTTGCACCAGTTGAATTGAGCGAAGAGCCTAAACCTATTTCATTCAACCCTGAAAACGAAACTAAAGTAGAAGCGTTCAAATTATCTAAGAACCGCACTCGTTCTACAATGGATTCAATCCTTGAAAAATTCAACAATATTTAATAACTAAATTTAAACGAAGAAATGCCAACAACAACTTCAATTACTACTACTTACGCAGGCGAGTTCGCAGGTAAGTACATCGCAGCAGCTTTATTGTCTGCTCCAACCCTTGACAAAGGTGGTATCACTATTATGCCTAACGTCAAGTACAAGCAAGTTATCAAGCGTGTTGCTACTGATGACATCATCAAAAACGCTACTTGTGATTTCGACCCTACGTCTACAATCACATTGACAGAGCGTATCCTTCAACCTGAATCTTTCCAAGTTAACTTGCAACTTTGTAAGTCTGACTTCCGTTCAGATTGGGATGCTATCCAAATGGGTTACTCTGCATTTGACGTTCTTCCTAAATCTTTCGCTGACTTCCTTATCGCACACGCTGCTGAGAAAGTTGCCGCAGGTATGGAAACTTCAATTTGGCAAGGTGTTAATGCAACTGCAGGTCAGTTCGCAGGTATTATGACACAATTGACTACTGATGCTTCTCTTCCTGCTGCTCAAGAAATTGCTGCAGTTGGTGGTGGTGTTAACGCAGGTAACGTTATCGCAGAGCTTGGTAAAATTGTTGACGCTTGTCCTGCTGCTCTTTACGGAAAAGAAGACCTTACTTTGTATGTATCTAATAACATCTTCCGTGCTTATGTACGTGCATTGGGTGGTTTTGCTGCTGCAGGTGTAGGTGCTAACGGTTACGACAACAAAGGTACAAACCAAGTTCTTGGTGAGTTGTACTTTGATGGTGTAAAAATCTTCTTAGCTAACGGTCTTGCTTCTAACACTGCATTGCTTGCTCAAAAATCTAACCTTTACTTCGCAACTGGTCTTTTGAACGATATGAACGAAGTGAAAGTTTTGGATTTAAGTGATGTTATGCGCTTCACCGCTGATGCTAAATACGGCTTTGCTCAAGACGTTGTTACTTACGGTATCACAAACTCTGCTAACTAATCTTAGCTTAACTTAAACTAACGAGGGAGGGGTATACGCTCCTCCCTTTTTTATAACATTTAAAAACTAAAAATATGTCTTGTGAAGTTGCAAATGGTCGCTTAGAAGTATGTAAAGACGCAGTAGGTGGTATTGACGCTATCTACTTCATCAATTACGGAGACTTCTCTTCCGCTGACGTTGCTTATGTAGCTGGTACTGATACCATTGATACAATCGCTAACGTTGCTAATCTATACAAATACGAACTCAAAGGAACTAACTCTTTTGACCAAGTATATAACTCAAGCCGTGAGAACGGTACTACATTCGCTGAGCAAACGCTTACCGTTACCCTTAAAAAACAAGATGCTACAACGCATAAAAGTGTTAAGTTGATGGCTTACGGACGTCCTCACATCGTTGTTAAAAACCGCAACAACCAATTCTTCCTTGCAGGTTTAGAACACGGAATGGAAATCACTACTGCAAACGTGTCTAACGGTACTGCAATGGGCGACCTTAATGGTTACACATTGACCTTCGTAGGAACTGAGAAACTTTATGCTAATCTTCTTG